GTCTAGTGCCACATTCGATGTGGTTGCCGATGTTGGCCCATCATCTAGCAGCAAACGTGCGGCTACGGTCAGGGCTTTGACAGGAATGCTCCAGATCACCCAAGACCCAGAGACAGCCCAAGTGCTAACTGCAATGGCGATGATGAACATGGAAGGTGAGGGAGTTGGGGATGCAAATGCTTATTTCCGCAAGAAGTTACTGCGGATGGGCGTTGTTCAGCCAACAGATCAAGAGGCAGAAGAACTCATGGCAGAAATGCAAGGCAAGCCTCAAGACCCGAACGCAATGTATCTGCAAGCCGCAGCCGAAGAAGCAATGGCAAAAGCAGCCAAAGCTAGAGCTGATACTGTTGAAACCGTGGCAAGTGCAGAACTTAAACGGGCGCAAACACTAGAGACTTTGGGCAAGGTTGATGAGACAGCACAGAACATGGCGATGACCAACGCCCAGGCAGTGCAAGAAATATTGCAGGGGCAGATTGTGCAACCTGTTGCGAATCAGTAAAAAACAAGCGACAATTAAAACAACGGTTACCACCCAGCCGTTTAAAGTGGGTGAGTTGAATGGGGTCAAAGATGAATCAAAAGGCAGTAATTGAGGACAATGAAGTCGAGGTAGTTGAAGAAGAAATCGAAGTCAACGAACCAGTTGATGAGGTTGAACCAGAAGATACCGAGGAAGTAGTTGTCAGCATTGGTGAGGAAGCGCCACCTCCCGAAGAACATACTCCTGCGCCTGAATGGGTAAAAGAGTTGCGTAAGACCAACCGAGAACTGCAACGGCAGAATCGTGAACTGCAAGCAAGGGTACAAGCTGCACCACCTGAGACCAAGCCAGTGGTGATTGGAAATAAGCCCAAACTAGAAGATCACGACTATGATGCTGATGCATACGAGGAAGCATTGACCAGTTGGTTTGAGCGCAAGCGACAGGCCGATGAAATCAACGCCAAGCAAGAAGCTGAAGTTATGAATCAGCAAAAGGCATGGCAAGCCAAGTTGGATGGTTATGGCAAGGCGAAAGCCGAGCTAAGAGTAAAGGACTTTGAGGATGCTGAAGAAGTTGCTCAACAAGTTTTTTCTATCACCCAGCAAGGCGTTTTGCTGCAAGGTGCAGATAATCCTGCACTCGTTGTTTACGCACTCGGTAAGAACCCTGCAAAGGCTAAAGAGTTGGCTGAAATCAAAGACCCCGTAAAGTTTGCCTTTGCGGTAGCAAAACTGGAGAAAGACTTGAAAGTTACAAATCGCAGGCAAGCACCCGCCCCAGAGCGTATCGTTACAGGAACTGGAAGATCATCTGGTGCGGTTGACTCAACACTTGAACGGCTGAGAGAAGAAGCGGCTCGTACTGGCAACATGACCAAGGTCATTCAGTACAGGGCGCAGAAACGATCAGCATCCAAATAATTTAATAGGAGCTTATTATGAGCAATAGTTTTTCAAAAGAAGAGCGTGTAGCGTTTGAGGACATCCTCGAAGGCTTTAACGATGCTTTGGTTTTATCACGCAACGTGTCCATCTACAACACAGATGGCTCGATGATGGAACGCACCAACAACGTGATCTACCGCCCCCAGCCTTACATCGCACAATCGTACGATGGCATGGATCAGACTAACAACTTCACAGCTTACACACAGCTTTCAGTACCTGCGACACTCGGCTTTCAAAAGTCTGTGCCGTTCATTCTGGATGCTTTGGAACTGCGTGATGCTTTGCAAGAAGGTCGTTTGGGCGAAGCTGCCAAGCAGAAATTGGCATCTGATATCAACATCGCCATCATGAACGTGGCTGCGGCTCAAGGTTCTTTGGTCGTGACCGTGAACACTGCCGCTGGTGACTATGACGATGTGGCCTTGTGCGACTCAATCATGAACGAGCAGGGCGTTCAGTCTTTTGATCGTTACTTGGCTTTGTCAAGCCGTGACTACAACGGCATCGCTGGCAACATTGCTGGTGGTACTGGTGGCGCATCCGTGTCACGTAGTTTCGCAGGCACTAAGTCAAACAGTGCATTTGAGCGTTCTTACGTTGGTATGGTTGCAGGTTTTGACACCTACAAACTGGACTACGCAAACCGTCTCGCTGGTGCAACTGGTGCTGACCCAACAATGAGCACTTTGGCTTCTGCTAACAACTACTATGTGCCTGTGGCAACCGCCACCGCAGCAACTGGTGAGACTCAGAACGTGGACAATCGTTTCCAAACGATTACCGTGTCTAGCACCACCAACTTGCCTGCTGGCACTGCCATCGAGATCAGTGGCGTTGAGGCTGTCCATCACATCACCAAACAAGGTACTGGTTTCTCCAAGACTTTCCGTGTGGTGCAAGTGGTCAATTCCACAACTTGCGTGATTACACCTCCTATCATTTCTGCTCAAGGTGGAACTGATGCCGAGTTGCAATACCAAAACTGTATCGTTACACCTAACGCATCAGCAACTATCAACCGCTTGAACACCACAACTGCACCTATTAACTGCTTCTGGCAAAAAGATGCGTTGGAAATCTTGCCTGGTCGTTACGCTGTTCCCTCTGATGCTGGCGTTGCAGTGATGCGTGCCTCCACAGATCAAGGCATCGAATTGGTCATGCAAAAGCAATACGATGTGAATACCATGAAGACCAAGTACCGTTTGGATACTTTGTTTGGCGTGGTTAACAAACAGCCAGAAATGTCTGATATTTTGCTGTTCAATCAAGCCTAAGGAGTAATCATGAGCTATCAAGTAATTTTTGCACAAGGTACAGCCACTGTTGCAGTACCCGCAGGCGAGAAAATCGCTGTTCAAGCCTTTTCACCAGCACAAGTGTTTCAAGAAGTTGGTTTCCCCCAATTTCCTGAAGCCAATGACCTGTTGACAACGGTTGACAACACAACTTATGTATCAAGCGCATTTACCAATGCCACCAACGTGATTATTCAAGCTGGTGCATCGGGCGCTTACTACTCTGTGGGCGTTGCTCCTGACATCAGCAACAATGGCAACTGGCAACCTCAAGGTGCGCCAGCCAACATTGCTGATGGCGGCTCGATGGCGGCAACTGCTGCCAACGTGTTGACAGGCATCATTACTGCTACACCAACAGCAAGCCGTGACATTCAATTGCCAACAGGTGCAAACCTTGATTTGGCAACTGAGTGGGCAATCGGTGATTCGTTTGACTTCAGCGTCATTACTTTGGCTGCATATGCTTTGACATTGACTGTCAACACAAATGTGACCATCGTTGGTTCTGCTGCAACTGCGGCTACGGCTGGTGCATCTGCACGTTTCCGTTGCCGTAAGACTGCGGCTGATACCTTTGTCGTCTATCGTATCGGTGGTTAAAACCTAAGACAGGCCAGCAGAGATGTTGGCCTGTTTTACATGGAGAACAATATGCCAATGAAAAAAGGTTACTCAGACAAGACCATTTCCAAAAATATTAAAATGGAAATGAAATCAGGCAAGCCCCAAAAGCAAGCCGTTGCAATGGCACTTGGCATGGCTACTAAGTCGGCAAAAGCCGCTGGCAAGCCTAGCAAAGCACCAATGAAAAAATGATTAAATCAGCCGCAATCGTTAAAACCAAAACTCTTGCCCCGTGGCGAGAGTTGCGGTTGCAAAAGCGCAAGCTGAAAAAAGCCAATGCCGCAGAGCGTAAAGCAATAAAACAGTTTCGCCCATCGCCCATTGGTTCACAAGTTATTGAAGTGCCTGATGAGCCAATTGAAGCGCTTGAAGTGGTTGAGACTGTTGATGACAGCCCACCGACCCGTGAGGAAATGCTACAACAGGCTGAATCAATTGGCATGAAGGTTGACAAACGCTGGTCAGATGCGACACTGTTGAAACACATTGAGGAATCAGCATGGGCTACACAAAACGACAATTCATAAGCGCAGCCTTTGAGGAAATCGGCCTTGCGTCTTATGTATTTGATTTACAGCCTGAACAGCTTGAATCTGCCTTGCGTAGATTAGATGCAATGATGGCAGACTGGAACGCCAAGGGTATCCGCTTGGGTTACCCTTTGCCATCCAGCCCACAAGATAGCAGCCTAGATGAAGAAACCCTCGTGCCTGACTCGGCTTACGAAGCCATTATTTGCAGTCTAGGAATTAGGCTTGCACCAAGTTTTGGCAAGCAAGTAATGCCTGATACAAAAGCCACTGCAAAGCAAGGTTACGATATTCTGTTGCAAAGAGCCACATTCCCGCTTGAACAGCAACTTCCAGCAACAATGCCTGCTGGTGCTGGCAATAAGCCTTGGAGAGTCTACGATAATCCGTTTATCAGACCACCAGCCAATCCAGTTACTGCTGGCCCTGATGGGCCTCTTGAATATTAATAAGGACAGTCATGCCAACCATTAACCAATTACCAGTACTGAATACGATTTCAAGCGGAGATCAACTTCCAGTTTACTCACCCAACAATGGAGATGCAAGACGCACTTCGATTGGTTCTTTGCTGACTTTTTTCCAACAGAGTTTTGCATCGCCAACGCTGTCGGTGAATCTTTATGTGCCTGGTTCTGGGTTCAATATCACCGTTCCAACTCCTGTTAGTCAAGACCAATGGATGCTGTTGCAACCTGCTGGAACACTAGCAAGTGGCACAATCACATTGCCTTTGAACACAGGTGTGCCTGATGGTACTACGGTGCTGATTACGACAACTCAGGAGATCACCTCGCTGACGATTGCGCTGAATGGTGCGACTGCACTTTATGGTGGAGTGACGTTCTTGGGCGCAGGAACTGCAACAGCCATTCGTTTTTATCAGCCCACAAACTCTTGGTATCAGATTAACGCTGAGACTGTTTATGCGGCTGGCATTCAAGCGTTTCTGGCAAACCCAACCAGTGCTAATTTACGGGCGGCAATGACTGATGAAACTGGCACAGGTTCATTGGTATTTGCAACTAGCCCAACGCTGACAACTCCAACGATTACAAATCCAACAGTTAGCACTGGAACATTTACAAGTCCTACATTGGTTACACCATCAATCGGTGCAGCCACTGGCACAAGTTTGACTGCCACTGGAGTGATTGCATCAACTGGAACGGCTGGAGTAGGTTATGCAACAGGCGCAGGCGGCACAGTAACTCAAGGTTCAAGTCGCACCACAGGTGTGACATTGAATAAGACAACTGGTGCAATCACACTATTTAGCGCTGCTGGTTCAGCCACTGCTGCAACATTTACTGTGACCAATAGCACTGTTGCGGCAACTGATGTCATTGTCCTGAATCAAAAATCAGGCACTGACCTATATGACTTGATGGTCACTACTGTGGCGACTGGTAGTTTCAACATTACTTTCCGCACCACTGGTGGAACTACAACTGAACAGCCAGTATTTAACTTTGCTGTTATCAAAGGCGTGGCTGCATAATGGCAACCAAGCCCAAATCATCAGTTAATGAGGCTGGCAACTATACGAAGCTAACCATGCGTAAGCGGCTCTTTGAGGAAATCAAAGGTTCGGCTGTGCAAGGCACTGCGGCTGGTGAATGGTCGGCTCGCAAAGCCCAACTGTTGGCAAAGAAGTACAAAGAAAAAGGTGGCGGTTATAAATGAAAGCCACACAAAAAAGCCTCAAAGATTGGTCAAGTCAAAATTGGCGCACCAAGTCTGGAAAGCCCTCGTCTGAAACAGGTGAGAGGTATCTGCCTGAAAAGGCGATTAAGGCATTGACAGCGGCTGAATATGCGGCAACCACAAGGGCAAAGCGTGAAGCTACAAAGGCTGGAAAGCAGTTTGCCAAACAGCCTAAAAAGATTGCTGAAAAGATCAAGGGATTCAGATGAAAGACCCAAGACTAAC